GCTGGCCGGTCACCCGTCTAAGCTAAGAATGGCTTAACCAAGCCATGTCCAAACCCACTTCGTTACGACTGAGTGGGAATCAGTGTACCAGCCTGGAACCGTCTCATTCCTTGTTAAGGGGAAGGAGTAAGGCTCCAAGCTCGTTTCGCAATCAAATGCGTTACGAGGGTTACTAGACTGCCGAGCCTTAGAAAGCTGTTTCCTAAACAGCTCCTCCCAATTAGGAGGTTGCCTCTCTTTTGATCGAGAGATACATCTAAGGATACGGTATTCAAACCGCTGAAGATGAACGTTCCATCTTCGTTGGAAGAAAACGTCATTACTAGCACGAGGTGCATAACGCACTACATCAGGAAGTTGTAGTGTGCTCCTCGGATACGAGTATTCGCCCGTGGTCTCAATAACTGAGATTACGGAGTGAACGGACTCATATCCAAATTTGCCAACAATAGTGTTGATCAAATCCGCGTTAGTTGTAACAGAGGTACGTGACTTAGAAAGGTATTTCCTTACTCTCACGGGAGTGACATCATATCCAAAATGATAGTCACCTCCGCAAGATTCACGAAAGGGACCTTTCCAATAGGACTTATTAGAATTGACCGCAAGGCCAATTGATTCAAGTCCTCTCTTAACTGCTTCGTAATAAACGGAAGCAACTAAGATATCGTCACCGTAAACAAATACGTCCTTGATAGAATTACTACCAAGTAGTATTTGTATACTAGCCTGCACACATGCCCAAAAGCATAGTGCTTCAACTGGAAAGCAACAAGAACTGCCCATAGGGGCAAACTTGTTAAGCTTTACTACTTCACCGTCCGGAAGGATCGTCTCTTCACTTCGACAAGAAGTAAGAGCCTCGAACCAATTCTCAGGAAAAGTCCTCCGAATTAGTTCAAGTGAAACACGATCCGAAGCATCCGAAAGGTCAATCGTGGCCAAGTCTCTCTCGCCTTTAGAGGCCAATAGAGCAAGGTTACGATTGATAGACTGATCAGTAAAGTTAATCTGACCAGCGGTGAGGTGGTGGGTCTCGAGATGACTATAGAGTTTTCTCATGATTCCCTGCTGAATAAACATTAGCTCAGCAGGTTCACATGAGATTATCCGTGGTCCACGAGAATCCTTAGGCACGAGACAAACTCGTGCTTGAGGGACAGATTTTGGCAAACTATCCCTTAATCTCTCATAAGCATCAGATAGATGAGTATAAGAGAAAAAGAAATAGTCAGAGTATGGAAAAGCATTATCAAGCTTCTCGTAAAATACGAGAGGTCGGTGGTGCTTTTTCCAGTTAGGAGTACGGCAAGCGGTTGCACCGCTGCCGTGACTGGGTACAATATCAAAAGGATCCAAATTGCAAAGGATCCTTTTGATAAGTAATCCCATTTTGCCAATAACGGAATCACGAAAAGTGTCGTGAACGTTAAAGACAAACGATATATCATTATCAATCTTTCGAAAGTTGATAAGATATTCTCGCTCCTTCTCTTCACCATAATCTACCTCCAGTTTATAGAAAATGTACGACAATTGTCGTACACAATCTACGGCTATAGAGTTGCCCTTCAAGGCATTTTCGATAGCCACTCCTAAGAACAATGGGATTGAGACATCGTTTAAAACGGTGTCGTTCCAGAGTTTTAGTTGTGGAATCACCCGAGTTTTAAAACCCTCGGGGGACTTCCATTCTAATGTTGAATGGAAACTATCTAAGGCTTTACCAATAAGTGGTAAAGTCGATGTCAGGAAGGTCAAACCCTCTTGATCCGACCTCCTCCTAAAGGTGTTAAAATCTTCCTTTAGAAGAAAATCAGAATAGCGCTGGTTAGACGCTAGGTTCTCCCACAAAAGGAGAAGGCTTTTCAGGTCACCATTAATCATGGAAAACCTCCAGAAGCATCCCTAATGTCGCTCCAGGTAACAACCGCATGTCCGAGAATTCAACACTCTAAGAACACGCCGCTATAAAAACTGCTGAGAACGAAGTGAATTAAACCTCGTTGTTCAGCACAGCGGTAACGTTTGCGTTCGAACCACCCTCAACAAGGAAGTCAATCAACTGATTAACAACCTTGAGGATGATTGCGTTCGTTAACGCCGTGTTTGGCGGGCGAATGATGTTCAGATAAACTGACACAGTCGCCGCGACGCCATACGTATCAACCTCAGTTCGATCGATACGTACAAGATGTCGCTCGGTCCCATCTTTCGTCGTCTCATGGGAAACCGTGAGAAGCTTCGATGCTGGCAATGTAAGACCAGCAACGGAGAAAACAGACTTACCGATATCGGCCGCACGGAGGGTAAAAACCTCTGTGTTGGTATCGACATCGGTAGCCGTGTCCGTCGAAAGTGTTTGGGTCGTCGATAGAGACATAGGATGCTCCTCCCTCAAAGAGGGTTGGTAAAGAATAAACTATTACTAGTTTATTGTCGGTCCAGTTAAGTACTGGAGTTACTGTTCTATCAAATTACTTGGATAGAACCGTGGCCAAGCTGACACCAAGGGCAGCCTGGTTGAGAGTCGGGTACTTCCAGTTAAGACCACTAAAAGTGGCATAATCTGGATAGAGAGGAATACGATGGAAAAAGGTATTCTCAACTCTAGCACCACCCGACACCGGGATAGGGGTATACCCACCACCAAGGTAGGTATGCTTACCTGTCCACTCGACATGTAAAACCTCCTTGTAGGTAATGCAAGAATCTACAAGGTAAATCGGAAGCTCAAGCGCATCAACTTTGTAACGTTCCAAGAAGTTGCCGACATTGAGAAACCAATCAATGACGAAACTAAATGGAATCGCTTCCCAGATGATGCGTGGGTTGAGTTCAAAACCAAAGTTGTCTAAAAGACCACGAATGGTTTTATCAATGTCACCCATCACAGCCAATGGCTGTGGAGCGTAAGTAATATAAACCTTACACTCTCTCTTGACAGAAGCAGAGTATGTAAATACTGGATTGCTTCCGCCAGGAGATAGGGTGGAATTGATCGAATTAGAAGGAGCATCACAAGAGGCAGAAACTTGGATTTTCTTTCCAAGTGACTGCTCAAACTCGTGAAGGCGAGAACTAAAGTCGAGCACACTTTTAATCATAGTTGAAAGGTCGCCAATAGTAGGCTTCCAACCAAATTTATAATTAAGGTGTGCACCAGCTAAATTCTTCGCAAGACTTAGATTCGACCTCCAAATCTTGGCTAAGGAACGAACATCGTCTAATTCCAAAAGGAAATTAGGGACATCGACCTTAGTGAGATCCGGACGCAACTGCTGAAAAGCATTGTTGACGTACGATTGTGCGTTGGCGCCAAGAAAAGCTGAGCCGAAATTTCCGCCCAGTTTAATCTTAGCGTCACCGACAATGGAGTCTCTCGCATCGCAAGCTGCTCTATGGTGATGTTGGTACTGGTAAGTCCAGTCCGGATTGGGCGTTGTGTAAGTCATTACAAACGGTCCAGTCCCACCACTATAGTTAAAGGAGTAACGATTGTGCACACACATATTTGACTTAGCGCGATTATTCTTACGCTTTGTCGTGTATGTGATGGTTTCGATGTGACGACCAGCAACGAAGTCAGACTCTAAAGAGTCAACTTTTAAGTCGTTGGTGCCTACTTCGTAAGCCTGCGTACGCAGGCCCGAGTAGACAACGTCAGGTCGAACAGTTTGTTTGATTCTAGGTGAACCAATCAAAACTTGCATAACGTTATAAAATCTCCTTTCAAATGTGAGAGAAGAACTAAGTTCCTCTGTTTTACAGCGCTCTCGCGCAGAACGAATGCTCCCTTGATGGGGAGCA